TTGGCGTGATCATGGAATCCCGGACCGCTGGATAGAACGTGTTGATCGTAGCGTCCACCCGCATACCAAGCCGATCGGGCTGATCACGCGATTGATCGGCGCCATCACCGAGCCGGGTGATCTCGTTGTTGATCCCGCGGCCGGTGGCTTCGGAGTGTTGGATGCCGCTCACAAGCTTGGGCGCGAATTCCTTGGCTGTGATCTGGCAAAGGGGGACGCGCTTTGACGATTGGCAGCCATCAGCGCACGGTAGGTCTCTCGCAGAGCCATATCACGCCACGCTCGATCATCGAGGCGCTGGGACCGTTCGACCTCGACCCGGCAGCAGCAGATCCGCGGCCGTGGGACTGTGCGCGAGTAAGCTGGTCAACGCATGGGCTCGAGCACGCGTGGTTCGGCTTCGTTTACTTGAATCCGCCGTTCGATCGCTACGTGGTTGGTAAGTGGATCGCTCGCCTCGCACAGCACGATAACGGCATCACGCTTCTGCACGCCCGCACCGAGGCCGAGTGGTTCGAGCCCGTCTGGCAGCGCGCGAGCGGAATTCTGTTCATGGCTGACCGCATTCATTTTTATCGCCCGGACGGATCGCGACAGCCGGCGAACAGTGGCGCGCCACCGATCCTGGCGGCCTTCGGCGAGGTAGCACTCACGCGATTGCGGCGTTGCGGCATTGCCGGCGCGCTGGTCACCCGTTGGCGGGTCCAGAAGTCACGCCCCCGGCCCCTATTGGCTGAAGCGCAAGCAGAGCTACCGCTGTGACCCTTACCATCGATGTCGCGCCTCGCAAGATCGACGTGCTGGACCACGGCTTTGTGCGCCTCATAGATCACATGGGCGGCGATGAATCCATCGTGCGCGCTGCTCGTGTGTCCTACAACGCCGCCTGGCGCGCAGGCGAGGACGAGGGCTCCGACGCTCGGCTGATCCGTTATTTATGGAAGCTTCAGCATTCGTCTCCGTTCGAAGCGGTTGAGTTTCAGTTCGAAGTCAAGGCGCCGATCTTCGTCCTGCGACAATGGCACCGACACCGAACCTGGAGCTACAACGAACTGTCGGCCCGTTACCGCGAGCTGCCGGAGGATTTCTACGTACCTGCGCCTGATCAAATTGGCGCACAATCGACGAATACTAAGCAGGCACGCGTCGCAGCGGCGCCGGATGCGATCTCGCCCACTTTGATCCGGGCTACGTGCGAGAACGCGTTCAGCGCCTATCGCGCTCTTCTGGAGCGCGGTGTGCCTCGTGAGCTAGCGCGCTCCGTTTTGCCGGTCAGCACCTACAGCCACATGTTCGCGAAGACCAATCTTCGCAACCTGTTTCATTTTTTGACGCTGCGCTGTGATGCGCACGCCCAATACGAAATTCGAGTCTACGCCGACGCAATGTTGAGCCTGATTAGGCCCATTGCCCCCGTCGCGGTGGCGGCTTGGGAGGGATCGAGGCGCGTGGCGCCAACTGCGATGTGAAGAGAGGAGGACACATGGACTCCGCACAGGCGGCGCGGATCTACATCGCGTCGAGCAAGACACGCAATCCGTTCTACCAGCCGTTGGTCGCCCGGATGCGCGCGGTTCCGTACCGCGTCCACGACTGGTCCGATCCACCGTTCCGTTGGGAGGACATCGATCGCAACTACCAAAGCTGGACGATCGCCCGGCATGTCGCCGAGCTGCGCGATCCCGCCTCCCCTGCCCGCCTCCACTATCAGGCCTACTGCAAGGCCATCGTGCAGTGTGACGTTTTCGCCTTGCTTCTGCCGGCCGGCACCGATGCGCACGGCGAGGCCGTGATGGCATCGATGCTCGGCAAGCCGGTGATCGTTTGCTTTGCCGATGGTCGCCCGCAGCGCGAACTCATCCACTGCCGGTTCTGGCTGTTCACCGAGAGCGTCGACGAACTCATGGCCGCGGTAGCCGCGGTGCTCACCGACCCCGAGTCTTACTACCGGCAGAACCCATCACTCCTCAATACCGAGGCAAATGTAGGGAGCTGATTCATGTGTGAGTACGAGAAGCACCTGAACGATCCGACAGTGCTGGCGAAGCGCCACGCCAAGCTCGACCGGCAGATCAGGGAGGGCCAGGAGCTCGAGCGGCGCAAGCAGGATCGTCAGCTGCGCGCCGTGGCCGTCGCCGACAAGTTGCGCGATTTGCCGACGCGATCGAGCGCGCCTGGGGCGGTCTTCCGCAGGACAACCGATCATGATCCGCGCGCTTGGCGTAGATCCCGGCGTCCGCGGCGGGCTCGCCATCATCGAGCTCCGCGATGGCGCCCCGCGCCTGATCGATGCCGCCGACGTGCCCGTAGTCGGCACCGGCGCGAAGGAACGGGTTGACGTTCTCGCGCTGGAGCAGTGGCTGCGCGGGCACGCTCCCGCTCACGCCTTCATTGAGCGGGCCCAGGCACTTCCGAAACAGGGCGCTAGCAGCGGCTTCAAATATGGGCGCGCGAGCGGGGCGATCGAGGCCGCCGTCGCGCTCTGCGCCATCCCGATCGAGATCGTTGAGCCCGCGATGTGGAAGAAGGCCTTGCGCCTGCGCGGCAAGGACAAGGAAGGCGCCCGGCAGTACGCGCTGCAGCTGTTCCCGCACGCGCATCAGCTCTTACGGCGGAAACTCGATCATCAGCGCGCCGAGGCGGCACTGATCGCCTATGTCGGCCTCCGTCATCTTGCGCCGGTGCCGGCGAGGTCCAGCGTCGAGGTGCTTCACGATCCCGCGCAGAAGGAACTCCCACTGTGAAAATCATCTCGGCGGATGAGCGGCTCAGGAATGCCCGCGGGGTCAAATTCCTGATCCTCGGCCCGACCGGTGTGGGCAAGACCACGCTTGCGCGCACCATCGACGAGCCGGCGAGCGTGCTGTTCGTCGATATCGATCACGGCGATCTGGCCATACAGGATCTCAAGATCGACACCGTGCAGATCGACGACTGGCCGGCGGCGCGTGATCTCGCATGTCGGATCGGTGGTCCGCACCCGGGCTACGCGGCCACGCATACCTATTCATCGGCGCATCACAGCGCGGTCGGCGGAGCGCTCGAAAACCTTGAGCGTTATCGGGTGGTCTTCGTTGATGGCCTCACCGCGTTGAGCCGGCTCTCATACAGTTGGAGCGAGCAGCAACCGGAATGCTTTGCACGCAATGGCACCAAGGACACCCGCGCGGCCTACGGCCTGCACGCGCGCGAGATGTTGGCCTGGCTTTTTCAGATGCAGCGCGCGCGCAACACGCACGTCGTTTACACAGGCATCCTCGAGCGGGTAACCGACGAACTCAATCGATTTACCGGCTACGAGCTTCAAGCGGAAGGCGCCAAGGTCCCGCGCGAGATCGGCGCCGTCGTCGACGAGTTCATCATCTATGAGTTCCTGAACTTCGGCGACGGCAAGTCGCCGACGCGCGGCTTCGTATGCACCTCGCCGAACGCTTGGAGCTATCCCGCCAAGGACCGTTCCGGCCGGCTCCAGCAGGTCGAGCCGCCACACCTCGGCAAGCTCATCGCGAAAATCACCACGGATCCGGTCATGGTCGCCCCGGTCAAAGCGGCCGCTGAGTAAGAGGAGTCCCCAATGCCCTATGACTATTCTACCGCGCAGCCCGCGCGCGAGTTCACGATCATGCCAGCGGGCTCCGTCGTGACGGTCTCGCTCCACCTCCGCCCCGGCGGTGCTGGCGAGGACGGCATACTCAAGCGCTCGGCCAAGGGCGACTGCGAGATGATCGATGCCGAACTCACCGTCATCGACGGCGAGTTCAAGGGGCGGAAGATCTGGGAATACTGGATTCTGGAAGGCACCAGCGCCGGCCAGCAGCAGGCGGCGGAGATCTCGCGCTCCACGCTCAAGGCGATCCTCGACGCCACGCGCGGGCTCGAGCCGAACGACATGTCGGCGGAAGCGCGCGCCAAGCGCACGGTCGAGCTCAAGGACTTCGAGGGTGCGACCTTCATGGTTAAGCTCGGCGTCGAGAAGGGCAAGCCCAAGCTCGACGGCTCCAACCAACCCACCGGCGAGTCCTGGCCCGACAAGAACAACGTCGCCGCGGTGGTCACGCGCGGGATGTCGGATTGGAAGGCGATCGAGCAGCCGCCGCCCTTCGATGGGGCCCCGCAGGCGGGCAATGGCGGCGGCGCTTCCTCCGCGGTTGTGCAGCGCCCGGATTGGGCCTGAGCGATGAAGAAGGTCCGCAGCATCGGAGAGGTGTCGCTCTCCGCCATCGAAGACCAGTGGCAGCGCGACGCAACCGCCGCCGCTATCGCTAGCGCGAAAGGGGTCGTTCAGGTTGGCGGCCCCATTCCGCCTCTTACACCGATCGGAAGATTGAGCGACACAGAGTGGGGGTGGATTTTGGCCGCGATGTTATTCGCCTGGATCGGCAAGCGCGCTGAACAGGCAACCTCCGAACAGCTCGACACCGAACGCACTATCCGCATGACCGCACTCGATCCCACACCGTGGGACGCAGGCGCCGTGATGGCGGTCTTACCCGAGCTAGCTGATGCCTGCTCCGGCAAGGTCGATTGGTCGAAGCCGATCAGTGCGTGGCCGCGCGAGATCGTGACCGAGTTCCTGCTCATCGCGATGCGGTTGATCCGTAAGGCCCAGATCGCACGCGACATGAGCGACAAAGGCGTGACGCGGAACGCGGGCGCGAGCCAGATCGCGCGACAGGTTAACGCCGCGGCAGGCAATCCGCTTATGGACCCAACCGAGTTCAACGACGAGGTCCCGACGTTTTGAAAGAGTGCAGTCTTGTTGCTGAACCTCAATAAAGCGAGTTTGTCGCTCGACCCGATCAACAGCGCGTTGAATGCCGAGATCGAGCGCGTCGCCATGGCGACCGCGGAGCAGCCGCGGCCCTATCTCGGCGTGTCGATTGCCGGCTACGAGTGCGCGCGAAGGGTCCAGTTTACTTGGTGGATAAAATCAGAGCATCCCGCCCGGGTGCGCGCGATCTTCGATCGCGGACACTACTTCGAGGGGAGGGTGAAGGAGTGCCTGAAGGCGATCGGCTTTAAGTTCGCGGCCGAGGAGGCGCTCGCCTTTTCCGCCGTCGGTGGAGCGCTGCGCGGACACGCAGACGGCATCATCATCGCTGGACCGAAACCGTATTTCGCCTATCCCGCGATCCTTGAGGTGAAGGCGCTCAACGCCAAGAATTGGCGGGCGCTCGAGCGTGACGGTTTGCGCAAGACTTTCCCGCAGTACGCGGCACAGGTCGCGCTCTATCAGGCGTACCTCGACATCACAAATCCCGCGCTATTCATCGCGGTGAACGCCGATGACTGTCAGCTGTTGTTCTTTCTCGTCCCGTTCGACGCTGAGCTTGCACAATTCTATTCGGATCGCGCGGCCAATATCATCGCAGCTACGCGCACGAGCGAACTGTTGCCGCGAGCGTTCGACGACCCGGAGGATTTCCGCTGCCGTATGTGCCCATACCGGAAACGCTGCTGGGAGCTGCCATGTCCGAAGAGCTTGCCGGCCTCGACCCCGATCTCGTCGGCTTCGACTGCATCTATGAAATCGACCGGGAAGACTGGGACAAGCCATGGTCGTGCCCGTTCAAGCCTGGCTGCGGCGCCAAGAGCCCCAGCGAATGCGCGGCGGCGAAGCAACTCGCCAAGATTTCTCCCGCGCCAGAGCGAATGCAATGAGGGAAAAGAGACATGGCTGATTTCCTGCGCGAACTGGAGGCCGAGCTATATGGCCGATCCGAGATGTGGGAGAGGGCTCT